TACACCCGGTACCTCAGCTTCAGCTTTGTAAAAATCATATTGCTCTTGTGTCATTGTAGGGTTAAACGGAAGTAATAAATTGTCACTTGAAGGCACAGAATCATAATCCTTAGTATAAGATGGGCCTTGGATCATTGCTCTGTTTCGTTTCCATTCGTTTATTTGACTCAGGTATTCATCATTTGGATATCCTGGGCCTTTGGCAGTTTCTGTAGACTTAACTATAGAACTGTTTTTATATCTAATTGCCATATTGTGTTTTTCCTAAACTTTAGAATGAACCAAAACGTTTGGCTCGGTTAAATTTACTTTTTGATTAAGTTTTGATTTGCCCTATTCCAAATTGGGTTAATTTTTGACCCCGCAAAAGTGGAAATGGCCAGTGCGCCGAAAGCCAAAAAGGGGCCCGTAGCCCCATAAATTTAAGGATCCTTAGCTATTGCTTTTGTATTTCCCGCAGCAACGACTGCAGGCTAAGGGCCCAAGGCCTAAGGCCAGCTAATTTAGCGGCGTTTTTGGCGTAAAGGTTTGACTGGCATAGGCGCTTTTGGATACACAATAAATAAATAAGATAGTAATAGCAATGCTTTTAACTTTTGAATACAATTCAAATAGCTTATATATTATGATTAAAACGACCAGCTTCGGTCCCTAATCAATGCCGGTCTATCCTTATTAATAGGATATAACATCTCGCAAATATATCTTACTCCATCACTGAAGTGTTCATTATTTTTACTTTTATCTATGATTGCATTATCCATTCCCGTAGTATTACCGGGCTTCCATGAAGTCTGTTCCATAGAAGCAATAGTACGAGTTGTAGTACGCTTATCAAAAAATAATCGGCTTGTGCCGGTTGCATCTTGCAGCAAGCTATTAACACAGTTAACGCTGTCTACAATCCGCGGTTGTTTATTTCTAGCACGGATTTGAAATCCTGCTTTTCTTAATAAAGAAAAATCTGTAACACCTGTTGCAGCTGAACTCTTTCGAGCATTACCAGAAGCATCAGGATATACAAATATATTTCTGTTTGGATACGTTTTATTAATTCGTCTTATTAATTGGGTAGTATCTGCTGACCCATAAAATTCGTTTAAACAATGCAATTGATCACCTCTATGAGCAAATACACTACTGGCCATAATTTTAACGTTAAAGTCAATAGCTATATGTATATCTTCATATGGTTCAAAAGGCATTAAATTATCAGTTACATGTAATTCTCTATTAAAATTATAGAATACAGAATCACCACTGTTATTAAATGTAGCACAATATTCTTGTTCAAATGTTTTTAAATCAAGAGTAGAGCGTGCTAACTCAATTTCTTCTTTCATATCAGGTCTAACTTTAGATGCAGTAAATTGCCAGCTTTTCCATAATGGATTAGGCTCTTGGCCTTTACAATATAAATTATAAAAGTCATTACTTACACCTTTTGGTGTTGATATAATTAATACATTTGCTTTTTTAACAGGATCAGAAGTCATGGGTAATACAACTTCAGTAAATGCATTTTGTTTTATAAATGCAAATTCATCTAATATAATAAAAGAAGGTGAAGGTGAAATACCTCTTAAGGCATCTGGTCTATCAAAGCCTTTTAATGATATTCTAGATCCATTAATAAATCTTATTTCTAAATCAATTTCTCGTGGCAAACCTTCAATATGAGCAGGCAATACTAAAGATTTTAATGTTGCCCACATACTTTCTCTAATCATAGACACAGTAGGGCCAATTAAAATTGCTCTTTGTTTTGGCTTTTCTAAACAATGATTGTATGCCATAACACAAGCTAAATAGCTTTTTCCAGTTCGTCTTCCAGCTGCTACAATTTTAAATCTTGCATTGTGCTCGAATACCTCTTGTTGAAAAGGAAATAAACTTACTTCGTATGTATTATTATTCATTTTATTTTTATTATTTACTATATTTAGAATATATATTTAATGATTCATTTTTGTGTTCATAATCATGTTGATCTAAAACTATTTGTTTTAATCTTTCAGCTCTTGCACCAACTTGGCTAGCCCATCTGCTGTCCATCATTTCAACGGCAGCTTCAATCCATTCGCTATTATTTATAGCAGCAATAAATTTATGAAATTTGCTTAATCTTGGCGCACCTAAATTAAAACACATATTAACTAAAACTAATTGAATATTATCAGGTAATTCTGTTAATTTAGGAAACACTTTTTCTGTTTCGCTAATAAATTTTTCAACATCTAATTTAAATACTTCATTTACTCTTTCTTCACTAACAAGTGTGCCAACAGGCATTCCATATTCAGGATCTGAAGCAGTAATTAAATGACCTATACCAAATGTTGGATATCCTAAATGATCGTTATATATTTCGTATTTAACACCCTCATCAATTTTTAATTGGTCTTTTAATTTATCAATATTCATTTATTAATTATCCTGTATATTAAATTTGTTATTTTCAAAAGTTATATTAAATTTAGGTAAACCTCTCATATGACTAGCTCTAACCCGAACGTTTAACATGTCATTCACACACTTCGGGGAATCCATTGCGGATAATTGGAGCAAAAGTTCAAAGAGTTTTGCAGTTGCTTTACTTGTTGAAGTAAAAACAATTTGTTTATGGTCTACCAGCTTATCTTTGATAGTATTACTACCAAAATAAGATTCCAGTGCTTTTCCAGTTTTACTGGTAAATCCGATATAAAAACTTCCGTCTGTGTAGTATGTGATATACACATTATAAACTGGCTTAGTTTGTTTCTGAAGTTTTGTTTTCATCGGTATTCTCAGCAGGAATTTCTTCAATTATAGGGCTAACAACCTTTTCAGCATTGTTCTGGCCTTTTTGTACAATTGTTAAAACAGGCATGTTTGATGTTCCAGATGTATGCAGTGATGTGGGTTGTTTTGAGTAGCCATATTCTAATAACTTTTCAGCTATTCGAACTCGTAAATTTTGTGACTTTGAATCTTCTTTACCTTTTAAGGCTTTTAATTCTTTATTTAATATATCAATAGGGTCTAATTTAAGCTTTTTTAGCTTATCAATTGTGGAAAGTTGCTTATTAATTAGCTTTTCTTCACTTGTTTGTTTTGGCCGGCCTGCGTTAGGCCTGTATCCACCTCGCGGCATTGTTTATTCTCCTATTTACATATCGTATTTCGATCTGTGGTCTGTAAGGGTGTCTTTTTATATGTGGCTTAACTTTAGCCAATTTAAGCTAAACCACACACAAATTATTGACAAATACAGCCAAAAAATAAGCCGCTTTTATCATTCATTATATATTTATTTTCAGCATTAATATAAGTTGTAAGCTTATCCCTAAGTATATCGCATAAGCTAAAACAATCTATAATTTCAGGCTTTGTTACACCCTCAAACATTGCTGGTGTTGCAGGTATTAAATGCCATAACTCGTTGCTTAATATAATTAAGTCCATTTATAGATCTTTTTCTCGTTTACGTTTTTTAAGCTTAGTATTTATAATATTAGCTTTCATTACTCGTATCCGCTTATCGGAAGGCTTTTCATATCTTGAGCGCGATCGATAGGTTTTTAATACTCCTAATTTAGCTGTTTTATTTTTCATTTTTCGTATTGCTTTATCTATGTCATTATTTTTTACAAAAATTGTAAAGTTACTCATATCTCTCCTTTATTTAAATTATTAAATTGATTAATACACAAGTTATAAAACCTAACGCAAACCAGGTTACTTCTTGTTTATTATTAGAGCAAAACCAATATAGCTTTTCGGCTCCCTCTCCAATTTTTTCTAATATCTTATATATGTATTTATCCATTTTTTTTCTCCTATTGTTATGCAAAAGCAAATTCAGAGTTTAATATTTCTGAACTATTTAGTTGCCCTTGTTTTATTATTGGTACTAAATTACCTGTTTCGTTTAAGATATGCTGCAAAGGATTAGCATCAATTATACGTTTAAATTGACTACGAATTACTTTTTGCATAGTATTAACATTACAAGCATGAGCTCCATAAGAATCATGTGCTGAAACAATATCAAAATCACATTCATCAATAACCAGCATTAAATGTAAACTATCAAGATTATGAATTGAGTTTGGCGATATAGCTGCTTTAGCTTTAGCTATATTAATTATTGGCAATTCGCTTTTAATTACAAAATCAACTCTATTAACCCACTTAAATGATTTATCATTATTAATAATATATAAACCATCAGTTAATTTTACTCTTGTACTTTTATATTTTACATAATGTTGAGTAAATGGAAAATTACTAATTAAAGTTTTATGTGAGTATTGCTTATTATGTTTTTTCATATAAGCAGCACAATTATCTTTAAATAGTTTCATTGCTGCAGCAACTTCAGGAAACTCAGTTTCAATTGTTGTATAAACTAAAGCTCCTAATGCTCTTGCCGCTGAGTGTTGTTTATTACTCAAATATACATTATCTATATCTCTTGTATCTTGAATAATTTGTTCACCCATACCTTGCTTTGTTGCAGAATAGCCGTATGTCATTACATTTCTTTTAACAATCTTACGCCATTCTTTTATTGTAAACTTAGCTTTATCCCAATAAATAATATCAGTTAGCTTAAGTTCAGTTCGGTATCTTTTTTGATACCACTTAATTAAACGTTTTTTATTTTCAACATTTTTATCATTGTTTAGTTCTGCAACTCTCCATCTATTTCGGATTTTTTCAATAGACTTAAAGTATAAATTATAATAATCTAAAGATAAATTATCTTCTTCTTTAGCTTTATTATGCATTATATCTTTTACAGAAACGGCAACATGGTTATACATATCACCAGGTTTGCTATCAATAGTTGGTTTGATATTTACTAAATGGCCATTTTTATCATCTTTAACTAAACTAAATAACCATTGTAGTCCATTGTTTGAGCCATCTCTATAACAAATTGTATGTGATATAAAATCTTTCACAGTACCATTTGCAACAAAATGTGCATCTAGCTCGGCTAATTCTATAACAGCAGATAAAAATTGAAAAGGCTCTTCAGCTTCCATCCAACCTTTAGCAGAAGCCGGATCTTTACCATATTTTACAAAGTCATAATAATTATTTTCTACAAATTTAACTTTGTCTTTATGTGGTAGCTTATCTTCACCCCACATATTAGCAATATGATGATACAACTCATTTAAACCATACTCGCCTAATGGTTTGCCTTCGTAAAAAGACAACATTCCTTTAGCATTATCTGAGTTTAGTTCATTTAAATATGCAGATAAAGGATACAGTCTACCCCTGTTGTCAGCTTGGTATTGTTGATAAAACTTTTTGCCAACAAAAGGAGTAGCTGCTTTTAAAACTTGTAATGCTTCAAATTTTTTAGCTTCTTTTCTTTCTTTAGCAATAGTATCAACTGCATTATGCTCAAAACAAGGTTGATTAGTTTGTAGTGCCCATTTATAAACATTATAAACTTTTGGATTTACAAAATACGCAATGCTTTGTTTTTTATTAACGGCTGATAATACAATTGGAGTATTGTGTTTATTAATTTGTGCGATTGTATCAGATTTGCTTTGTTTGATTAATTTAATGCTTTCACCATTTGGGTTAATAACTGTACCATATTCCCATTTTGGAGCAATAGTTAATAATGGCTTAAATGGATCTTGAACTTCATTAAACTCTTTTAACAATTTACGCATATCAGATCTATTATAACCTGCATAAACTTTATAAACAGTTTTTGCTTTATTAAAAGATTTAAAATCATTAACTAATTTTATTATTATCATATTATTTAAAGCATAAGCATTTAACACAAAAACACCTAACCTAAGATCTAACTCAGCTTTTGTAGGTAATTTATAATAATTACGCACTCTATTACCAATAGCAATTGCTAACTGAATTAAATTTTGGCCTTCAGTTGTACCTGTTGCAACAATTGCATAAGATAATTGAATCATTATATCATAATCTATTTTATGTTTATCAATCATTCTTACAATGCCTGATTTTAAAGGGCCATTACTTTCTTTATTTAAAAAGTCATAACGCTCGGCCATAATTGTACGTATTTTAATACCAACAGGACCTAGTGTTTCAAGCTTACTTAATGTTTCTGTTAACATTATTATTCCTCCTATATTTATTAATTTTATTTTCTAACAATATTATATGATCTTCGTAGTCTTTTAACAACTTTTTAATAATTTTTTGTTCTCCTTGTAGTTGAATTTTACCGTTTATTAATTTCTTTTGTTTAGCAATCAAGTCTTTTATTTTACCTTCATTTGTGTTATCAACGATCAGTTTTAGATAGTTTACTTTTTTTATATTCATATTCGGTATCAAGTTTACGTATTGTATCATTTAAAGCATCCATATCTATTGCAATTTCTTCAAACGATTTACTGATTAATTG